CCGCACATATTCGGTCGCGTGCGCCGCCGTGCGCGTCAGCCGCGGGTCGACCACGATGAAGTTGGCCCGCTCCGGTCGATTGTGCTAGATGTGTCGTCAGCCTTCGCCATGGCTCAACCCCTTGGCTTGGTCAGGTCGGTCAGGGCGTTTGAGGCGTCCTGGCCGGCCGTTTTATTTTCAAGCGCGCTGCAGCGCCACGACATTGCTTTCGCGGCCCATCGCATGAGGGCTGGCGTCGTTGCCTGATTTGTTATCGGCTGAAGATACAACGCCGAGGCGAAAAATAACGGGAGGCAACTTTGCCGCGAGACGGATCAAATGTGTATCATAGGCCGGTCGGCATCGATGCAATTGCAAATCGCACGATCGAGAGTGCGAAATACAATTTGAACGTCAGCGATGTCGAGCAGGATCTAAACACTCCCAGGCCGATCGTGGCGGGCGGCACCGGAGCAACGAGCGCTGCCGGTGCGCGCACCAACCTGCACGCCGAGGCCGCTGGGCAACAGGTAGACAATTTCGCAAGTTTCACATTCGAGAACGGCTCGTTCTGGAGCACGAATGCGAGCGGAGCCGATGGCCCGTCTGGCACGGCCGGCCACGGTCTTTACGGTGCCGCGATCCTTTATGGTGCCGACACCAACTTTCAGCAGTTGGTCGCTTACTGCCCCGACCTCGACCAGACCTGGCGGCGGCGGCGCACCGGTAGCGGCTGGCAGGCCTGGACGCAAATGTCCGATAGCTCGATCGCCGCCATGGACACCGCCTACGTCAACGTGGCCGGCGACACCATGACCGGTACGCTTACTACGCCGGGCACGGTAATAGATGCTGGCGCGAGCAGTTCACAACTGGTGTTCAATGCGAGCGGGGCGCCAAAATGGGCGCTGGTCAATTATCAAGCCATCGATGGGCGTTTCTCGATTGATCAGCCCGGCGTCGGCGGTTGGCTGACCATAGCCAAGGACACTGGTATTGCTCACCTGGCTAGCACCATCACTTCCTCTTCCCCGACCACAGGTGCGTTGACGGTCGCAGGCGGGCTGGGGATTGCTGGCGTCATCAATGCTGCCGGCAACATCGTCACAGCAGGGGGGAGTTTCCTTGCAAATAGCGCAACGCCTGCTTTGGCGCTTACGTCGACAACGACTAATAATTCAATTCAAGCCATGGCCTATAATACTGGCAATAATTACTTTGACACGATTGGTACTGGCGTAACGCAAGTCCGTACCGGAACATCTTCCATATCATCTAACGTCTTTCAGATTGCCCATAATAACGGAAATGTCGCGTTCCAAAGCACCGTTAATTCCACCAGCTCGACGACGGGCGCGCTGACGGTTGCCGGCGGCGCTGGCATTGCGGGCAACTTGAACAGCGGAAACCACGGGATACAAGCGGCCTCGGGCAATCCCTACATGGCCTTTCTCATAGGCGGCGTCACCCAATCCTCGGTTTCAGACACTGGGAGTGCCATTGCGGTCTACAGCAATGTCGGTCTGACCGCTGGCATGTCGATCACCCACGGCGCCAGCGCGTGGACAGCCATTTCCGATGCGCGGTTGCCGTACAAGCGCACAGCACGGCAGGTGAGCGCGCTTGAGGGACTGCCGCATGTTTTCCTCTATGAGGCCAAGGTCAATGGCAAATACGAATTGTTTGCCAAGGCGCAGGAGATCGCCAAAGGATACCCGCATATCGTCAAGCGCGGATCGGGACCGGATGACTACGTCCCGACTGGCATGTCAGACGAAAAAGCTTGGGGCGTTTCATACGACCGGATGGGAATAATTGCACTGCAGGCCTGCAAGGAGCTGCTTGAGCAGATCGTGCAACTGAAAACTCGCATCGAGCAACTGGAAGGTAAGCGGGAGGCATTCTGATGTTGTACCCATGGCGGTTCCAGGCCGACGTTAGCAAGAACGATCTCGATCCGATGGTGACCGTATTTACTGGCCCACAACGGCAAGTCATGGCCCCCGACGGCACGCCGACATCCGACACGTTTATCGATCAGACGACGGCCAATCCTGTCAGCGTGCCGCTGTCGGAATTGCCGGGAGTGCTAGCCGATCCGAGCAAGCTTACCGAGATGGTGACCAAAGATCGACGATGAGCTGGCACCTCGGCATGGCTTGGGTGATGGCGCTGATTGCGCTGGCCTTGATCGTATGCATTATGGCGGGACCGGCGCGCGGAGAGCCTGACACGCAAGAAGATGAACCGGTTGTCTTTGAGCAATACTTCCTGCAATCGATTGAGACACAACCGATCATCTGTGTTCCTGACGACACAACACGCGAGCACATTCGTGATCTGATGTTGGTAGCTCTCGACAAGGCGCTGGAGACTCATGTCACGCAGGCCTTTGCGGTATGGATGAAGGACCCGACCGGCCAGCCTGGCCGCGCGCGCGCCGGGGTTCGCAACGGTATCGCCGCTTTTCTGAAGGCGCGTGAAGGGGCAAAGCGCTGGACACCGCTGATCTGTTAGGAGGCTGTGATGGTCGCGCTATTGATCTACATCGTCATCCTCGTGATCCTGGCGATCTTCCTGTGGTGGCTGCTCGACCAAATACCGCTCCCGGAACCGTTGGCGCGTATTGCACGGATTGTGGTGGTTGCCATTGGTGTTATTATTCTGATCGCCATCCTGCTGCAGTTTGCCGGGACCGGCCACATCGTGCTACCGAGGTGACATGCAATCGGAGGCAGCGTGATGGCTGAAAAGAAAAACCCGTTGGCGCTCGATTTATCGCATTGGGACCCGGCCGATGATTACGATGCCGTGCGGCGCGAAGGATATGTTGGCATCATCTTCAAGGCCACCGAGGGCCAAAGCTACACCGACGATACCTATACCCAGCAGCAGCGCGCAGCCAAGCAAGCCGGGCTATGCTGGGGTTCTTACCATTTTGCCGATGCCAGCGACGTATTGGGCCAGATCGAAAACTACATGAGATTTGCTGCACCCGATCCAGACGAACTGTTTTGCTTGGATTGGGAGGACAATCCCACAGGCAATGGCCGTATGAGCGTTGATGATGCCAAAATATGGATCAGAGAGGTTGAGCGGCGATTGAACAGGCCAGGGCAATGCGTGATCTACAGTGGGAACACCGCCAAGGAACAAATCCATGGCAACGATCCATTTTTCGGCAGCCGCCGACTATGGCTCGCGCACTACACCGATAATCCGACCTGGCAGCAAAGCTGGGACACCTACTGGCTTTGGCAATACACCGAGACGGGGCATGTAAACGGCGTTGATGACGCCTGCGACATCAACAGCTACAAAGGGACGGCAGATCAGTTGCGCGGAGAGTGGGCGACTGGCACTGCCGGCGAGCCTGCGCCGGAACCGGAACCGGTGCCCGTGGTGACGATCTCGATCGAGGTGCCTGTGGGCGTGGATGTGCAGGTGACCATCAACGGCGACGAACTGGTCACACGCGAAGATTAGGCCGATAACTGATCGCACAATGTTCGGCGCAATAAGGGCGGCGGCCGCGGTGATCCTCGGCGACCGGCCGGCCGCAAAACCGATAGTCGTGATCGCCCTCCGGCCATCTGCATTGGCCCGCCTTCAGCGAAAGCAGGCGCATGCGGCCGGGGGCACGGGGCGCACGTGGCATTGGGCGCGCGCGGGGGACACGGGGTGTGCGGATGGTACGCGGCGGGATTTTGTTTCTTCTCGCAATATCGACGCCGGCTAGCCGCAGCCGATGGATACGGCCAAGGACGGCGCTGCGGCTAACGACATGTAGTTCCCGTGCGATCACGGTCGCGCTCGCGTTCCCCCTCCATAATTCGATCAGTCGAGCGGTGTCCGCATCAGTCCAATTTCGGTGTGTTTCCGATGAGTTCATCGCAGATCGATAGCACGGCATCCTTCGACTTTTCAAATATGGTTTTGCCCATGGCCTTGTAAGCCTGACTTTTTGCCGTGTAGTGGATGACGGTGCCCCCGACGATTTCGATCACCGTGCAATCCGCCTTATCGTTGTTCGCGAGCACGCCGGCCAGCACATAGGCATCGCGGACGGACGGCATTTTGTATTCCACTACGTCATAGTACCCAGCTTTGATCAGCGCCCTATGGCGCAAGGCCTCCACGGTCGGATATTCAAGGCGCTGAATGTTCGACAACGATTTCCAACGCTCGGTCAGCGCCGCAAAGTAGTGATCGTGCGACTGGCGCGAGCGCTCCTCACTCATCTGCCGGCTCCTGCTTCGTATATTTGCCCGTTGCGGCCTCGGCAGCGGAATGTGGCTCGTTTTCCGTTATCCGCTCGCTGAGTTTTGGCACCTCGGTTTCGCCTAGGATGTATTCGACATCGATGACGTCGCCATCTTCCAGCGTGTGCCAATTGTGCCGGATGTAATCATGCGCCACTCGATAGGTCCGCGGATTGGCCGGCCAGTCGTAGCAGTCATAAGCGACGCCGCGGCACTGCGGCTTGATCAGGATCACGCAATATTCGCTGGTTTCGCTGGCGCCATCACCCGCGCCATGGAGGCCGTACCATACTCTTAATATACATATACCAACCCTAAGCGTATGAAATGGCTGACTTTTCGAGTAAAGTGCTGGACGCCGGCGTCATCGTCGACAAGGCTCGCGGCCGGCCAGCGCTGCATACAGATGCAGCATGAAGGGATCGGTGTCGACGCCCAGTCACCGGGCAAAACGTACCGCGGTCGCGGATTTCCAAGCATTTGACTTCCATATGCGATCCCTGAGTTTCACCTCGCGGGAAGGGGGGGTACAAAAATTAATTTGTGTTGTACCCCCCCCTCCGCGGATTGCGGATTGTCTGCACGAGGTCGTTGAGTTCATCGTTGAAACGCGTGATCTCGGCCCACAGCCTCGGGATGAAAGCCTGGTCACGGTAGCAGCGGAATTTGGCGACCGGCATGCGCGGCCAGTAGACCACCAGATCGCACCAGTCGCGGCCGGTGACCAACAAGCTGCCCTGCACCTGCGCTTTGTGCTCTGGGGGAATGTCGTCTCGCAACAACGTTTCGATCAACAGATCGCCGCGCTGCGTTTTTATCTCTAGGACCCCGTCATCGCCGACAAGCGCATCGGGACTGCAGCCGCATCCACTTCCCTTGATGAAGCCAACGCGTTGCAATTCGATGTTGTTAACGAAAGCGTAGTGGTCGCGCACCTCCTGTTCGAGCGCTTTGCCTCGATCCATGGCGAGCGACGTGAAATTCTCCAGCGGTTCACCGGTGATGATCTCCGCTGCCAGCTGGCACATGTAGGATCGCCTCACCTTGCCCTGCCCCTTGGCGAGGACGTCCTTAAATCTTGATGCCGTGGGAATACCCAGGCGGGCGCGGTGCCATTCGTCGGAGCCCTGCTCGCAGTCCACAATCTCGATGTCAAGCATTGCCAGGGCGCTCGCTTTCGGGCGCCGGTTTGATAACCCACTCTGTCGGTTCTTTACCACATGCTTCCTTTATCGATATTGCCATTACCCGTTGCATGAGATTTATAAAATCCTCCGCGATGCGTTCGTCCTGATGAACGACATGCAATGGGATTGAGCCAATGAAGAAAGCGTTTTCCATCGAGTGCTCTTGGGCAATGTAGGCGTTCCAGGCCTGGCCCTCGGCACGCAGCGCCAATCGGAGCTTCATGGTTCTCTCCCTTCAGTGAAGCGGGCACGGGACGGAGGAGCGACTGCGCGGTTCTCGATCGCATCGAGAAAGGCCTGGTATCGATAGGTCGGTACGTTTGCCAAGGTGGCGACCTTGCCGTCGCGGCACAGCTTCTCGACATCAACTGATCCCTCCTCGCACAGCTTGCGAAGATTGGCCTGCTGTTCCTCGGTGATGTATTCATCGCGGCGCTCGCCGGCAGCGTCGCCATCGTCATCGCTGTCGCTGACAGCAAGGCCGAGCGCTTGAATGAGCGAATAGCGCTGCAGGTAGGTCAACGTACTGCCAATCGCCTGGATAGCATTCTTGTTGCCAGAGGTGTCGGGCGGCCCGGCCAATGTAGTTTCTTCGCTGTGGCCGCCGACGTGCGACAGAATGCAGGTGACAAGGATGCGTTCGTTTTGGGCGGTCCTAAACCGATAGGACAGGCCATGCTCCGACAGCGGCGGATCGACCTCGCGCGCGATCGCGGCAAAGTCCGCGTACCGTTTCGCGTTGTGTCCGGTCGCATTGCGCACGACAGGTTTGATCTGCGCCTTGGCGGCGGCGATCGCCGCGTCGAAGGCGCGGCGGGCAGCGGAGGCCTCGGCGCGCTCGTGCAGCGCCAGTAGCCGCTCGATAATCTCGATGCTGGCGCCTGCCGCGACAGCACGAGAAAGCATGTCGTGCGGTGTGGGAGCAACAATCGGCATGGTAAGGGGGCCGGGCATTACTTCAGTGCTTGGCGTGGCTAGAGTGCTCATGGTGGTTCATCCCCTGCATTATTTTTTCGACGTTGACCGCGAAGACATCGACTGCCTCTTGGGTCGTGCCGATGTGTGCCTTGTGCAACAGGTGTGCGGCCATCAGCACACAGGCATCCAGTAGGCAGAAAATGCAGTGTGTGTGCTCGGCGCCGACCTTCAGCATTTCGTATTCGAGTGTCGCGATTTTCTCACCCCAGTCATTGCTTTGTTGGTGCTCGCCAGGTTTGTGGATCATGTTCCTCCTCCTCCTCTTCGTTGTGGCATTTACCGTGCTCGTCCATCTGACAGATGCTGCCATGCAGGCCGCACCTGCAATATTCGCGGTCGGTGGGGTCTGTGCTCTTCCAATGGTCAAAGCCCATTCGGTTCCTCCCGCTTCTTCAGCCACTCCATCACGATGTGCACCACCAGATTATTGACAGAGCGGTGATCGGCCTCCGCATGCTTGCGCAAGGCGGCGGTCACGGCCTCAGGTAGCCGCACTATGACGGCATTGCTCATCGCTGAGGCCTCATTTTGCCAAACGGATCGCTGAACGGCCCGCCGGCATCGGGCGGCGTGAGGTCGCCCCAGTAGCCGGTTTCGGGGCCGCAGATTTCAGCGAGCGCAGGTGGCAAGCGTGTGATCGCACCAGGGCCGGGATAACAAAGCGGCGCCTGCGGAGTATCGCATGGTGTCCCGAATGCGCAGAATGCATCGTGAAAATGCTGGCGACTGCCGGCGTATTCAGACTCTGCCGGCAATGGAATTGCAAACCGTGATGGCGGCCAAGCGAGCAGCGAAAGCGCAAGCCCGGTCGCGATGATGATGGTGACGGCGGTGCGATCGCGACCGGTCGAGGCAGCAAGGGCGGTGGCACGCTGTCGTAAGGCTCGAACCAGCCGACCGATCTCGGCTTCGATCTGCTTCCAGATCGGAGAGGCCTTGCCGACCTCCTCGATGTGGTCGGCGAGACGACGCATTTCTTCCGGCGTGGGACGGGTACGCTTAGTCATTTGTCATTGTCCTTGTAAATCGGATATCCATCCTTGTCCCAACCAATCGGAATAGGTAAAGACTTTGGCTCCTGTCTTGTCATGAACCAAACTCCGCAGGCTGCTAAAATGGCTATGCTGAAAAGCAATCCCATAACCTCTTTGCCAACGACGAACGCAAGAAGGAAGAGCATCGCTACCGGCAGCCATACTGGCAACCAAACAATCAGGCCTATCCATAGTGCTACGGTCAACACAAATTCGATCATGTCACGTCTCCTTTGGAATATCGATCATCGCCATGAAATTCATGCCGTCACGTTCGATGTCGGTGACGTGGCCACATTGTTCGCAGCGGCCGGTTTTGTAGAAGACGTTTGGTTTTTCCATCGTCTGCTTCGCGCCGCAGTTTGAGCAATTGAACTGCTGATGAACGGTGAAACCCAGCTTTATCTTCTTGTTGGCATTTTCGAGCACTTTTGCCCATGGGTGA